CTTGCTATACTTGCACACTGTTTTTCATCAACGCCAGGAATCAGGCTTTCCCAGTCAATATCTTCGTATGCGCCATTTCTAGGGCTTTTGACTGGTTTTTCGCTTTCGGAAGCATCTCTTAAAGGCGTTGTCTCAATCTCGCTAGATTCGGCATCTATGATGGGCTCAGAGCGCTTCATCTTTACGTCAAAAATAATTGATACCGTCTTATGCCCAACCATCCGCTTTTTGTACGACACTGAAATATCAGAGATGTCATTAATTTCAGCAACGGCAACGTCCAAGACCTTTACTCTGAAGAACTTAAACTGGTCGTAGCTATTTGCTGTTGCGCCAAGCTGTTCTTTTAGCTTCTTGACGCTGATTTCATGTCCCTTTGACCCCATGTTCATCCAATCCCGAAGCATGGAGTAAAGCAAAATGCTATACTGCGATTTCATGCTCGCCGTGTACCGCAAACGGTATCGGACATAGCCTTTTTCCGCAATATCAAAGAACACTGGTTGCAACAGAGGGTTGCATCTGATCGAGACCATGTATGTAAAACACTCAGGGTCAAATCGAATCTGCGCCATAGCAAACAATGTGTACAGCGTATATTCGTCTTTACCTTCAAGCGGAACAGCTACAGTGTTTTCAATAAAATGCCTGAGCTGCTGCTTTAAATCCTTACTGTTCAAACGGATACCTAAAAAATCGCAGTATTCTTTTAGCGTGAACTGAACAGTTGCGCTTTCAGGGTCACGAGGGTTAATTCTTGACAGATAGACTTCTAAAAGCCGAAGCTCGCCAGCGGTATAATCCCTGAATTTCGCCCATACAAGAGCCTTGCTCTTCTCAACGAGGTTGTTCATCGACAAATCTCCCAATCTTTCACATCCCTTCCACTTGTTGATATCAGTATATCACAACACGGTTGAATTATCAATAGCGCATTTCTACCATCATGCAGATTTGGTATACCTGTCTGCGCAGATTTTGTATACCTTTATGCAGTTTTAGTATACCTTCGTGCAGATTTGGTATACCTCCTTACATATATTAAACAAGATACTAAACAAGATAGGTAAATAACTTCTACTAAATAGAAAAGAAGCAGACACTTTTCAACACACACACCTTGAATTTTCAAATCTTGTTGAAAACGACAATGTTCAAATCCAATAAATACAAGTTTAGAGTAAACCGAAAAAAACATCATTAACAGTTAGATGCATTAAACGTGTACAGATTGTGGACAGGTGAACAAGAAGTGAAACAGAAAGGTATACCTAATCTGCACAATGGGGGACAAATTGACAAACTATTCAAGCACAAGCAGCAGATTAACGATAATTCGTTATTTATTCCGTGCGAATGTTGTCGATTTACAACCTATGGGGGACGGATTGACAAGGTAAAGGTATACCTAATCTGCATGAAACGTGAACAAAAAGTGGATGAACGTGGACAAAATGTTCTTCAAAAACTGCGATAATTCGACAATCAGCCGCTTATATTATTCGGATTCACGGTATAAGAATCATTGGACTTCATAGCAGCTTCAGTCCCGGCATCTTGCGCCTGATAGAGAATTTCCATCTTCGGGGCGGTTCCGTTCGGGTCTGGGTCTGTTCCGGTAGCCTGTGCTATCTCATAGCTGCCCGATATCATCCGGCAGACAGAGACCCTGTCCTTCAACGGCGTGTGGAGGTTTGCCAGAATCTCTGTCAGCACACCGATGTGGTCTGAACCGTGATCTCCGTACCGCATATACAACAAGGCATCTATCTCGTAGGAAGAACACTCCATCATGGCATCTATGAGAATCTGCCGTTTCTCCATGTCGGAAAGGTCATCTTCAAGATGTTCCAGCAGCCCCGGATGAATGCAAGCGTCCATGTATCGAGCCACCGATACGCCGCAGCAGGTGAACCAGCGCATAGCCATTGGCAGGGAAATAGCTGCCAGACCTTGCTCCCAGTTGGCAATCGTGCCACGATTCACACCCATCCGTGCCGCCAATTTCTGCTGACTCAAGCCAGAACGCATCCGTGCCATCTCTAATGCTTTGGCCGTTCTTACCAAATATTCATCCATAAATTCACGCCCTTTCAACAAAATTCTGCAAAAATGCCGGATTCGACAAGCCAAAAAATGGAAAAAGCTGCTATGGAGAACCAACAGCAGCCTGTGTTATAACTGTATTGTCAAAAAATTCCAAATAGAAAGGAAACACAAAATGAAAGAAACTGTAATCTGGAACCATGAACGTATGCCGATCATCGATGGAATGCCTGCCAGCGTTCCCGATGGGAAACCACACACACCTGAACCGTGGGAGGAAAGTTAATGAACCGAACCGTAGATGCTCTGATTATTCCATACGCTCGTAGACGGACGCTGGAGCTTGTCCTGAGCCTTTCTGGGTACGAAGCTGATAAAGATGCTTACCTCGAAGCGAAAGGCATCCTAGAACGTGCCGTAGCCGCCTTAGACGATGGACGCGACCCGGCAGATAACATCGAACGCATTGACGGACAGCTTGTGGAACTGTGAAAGGAGAAGAAGATGGACTTTACGAATGGATTCTATAAAGCCGAGAACCCTGTCGTTTTTGAAGAAGTGAAAACCTTCCTCCAGTCAATGGAACGGCGTGGGGCAACCGTAAAAGACTTAGACGATGCCATTGTGCAGCTAAACAATGTTTCGCACAGCATCAGCACAAACGCTCTCGTCAAAGCAGATGTGCTGGACGATTTACCGGATAACCCCTTTCGTTCCATGCTCAACGGAATGTTACAAAGCAAAGGGTAACTTAAACTTAATGTGGCTCTTAATCATTGTCATTGCAATTTTTGGTTTCCCTGATACAAAGTAACGGATGGAAAAATCATTTAACCTCAGCAAAGTTGTTAAAATGATATTGACTGTACAACAGAAAGGTGTATAATCGTATCAAATGAACATCCGAACTTACCGATCGGGAGGATATGCCACAATGAGTGAACAAGAAAGAGCTAAGATTGACCGATTTATCGCATGGCTGTTGGAACACCCTGATAAGATTCCGGCAGCGGAGCAAGCTTTAGACCTGGAATAACAGAAAACCCCTTGCACAGAGCTACACCAGCCCGGCACAAGGGGTTTTTATTTTACCGGGTCAGAACCACTTCTTTTTTCGGTTTCTACGGTAACGATATTTTCTGCTGTTGCCATATAGCACACGGTCGTTGCCTTTTAACAAGGCCTGCATGAACCAAAAGCAAAAGGCACAGCCGCACAACAAGTAATACACGGGCTTGCCTCACATCTTCTCGATCAGATTCATCAGCGCTTCACGCTGCGCTGTCGGCATAGATTCAAGCTTTTTTCTAATCCGCTCCACTGCTGCAACGACTTCACTTTGCGGCTGCTGGGGCGGGTTTTCTTTTTGGTCGCCAGTGAGAAGGTAGTCTACAGTAACGCCAAAGTACTGCGCCAATTTAACTGCATTCTGATTGGTCGGCTTTGCATCGTTCCCTGCATTTGCTTCGGTTCTCCAATAGCTATAAGCAGATTTCGGAACGCCAGCTTCAGTCAAAGCACGAGATGGCTTTACTCCCTTTTGCTCACATAGCCTTACGAAATTATCAAAAAACACAAAACATACCTCCAGCGTTTGTACAAGATGACAAAGTTCTACCACTTGAACAAAAACACTTGAAAAGTTCTACTACTTGTGCTTTAATAAGGCTACCGGGTTCAATCGGTAGAACAAATTAAAGACTTTGAACAAATAGAAGAACGTTCGATAATGTTTTTGCTTGACACCATAATATTATCATATTCTTTCAAAAAGTTCAAGTACTAGAACAAGAAAGGAGAAAAAATTTGCTTCCTAAGTGGACAGGCGATGTTGTGGGAACGCTTCACGTTAACAGCATCGAAATCAGAGAGCTTGCTGCAAAAATGGGATGCGCACCGGAATACTTGGGAAAAATCCTGAACGGTAAGCGTGAACCTAAAAATGCGGAAGCTAAGGTGAAAGAAGCTCTGGAAGAGCTGTTGAATGAAAGAAAGGGGGAATAAGTGGTATGGAACAGATTACCACCTTAAAGGTAGACCTTGAGTACCCGGACGAAGCGCACCACGCCATTGACGAGGCAACAAAGGCCTACGAGGAAAGCAAAAAGCGCTGGGATGCTTTTGAAATCAACGAAGCCAAAAGCAAAGCACGGGACATTTTGTACAACCTGTGCAATGAAGGCTACAGTATGATCTGGACGGTCACGGATGGCGCTGTCGGCCTGACGATCTGGAAAAGCTTTAAGGAGCCTTCTGTTGGCCAGTGCTATATGCCAAAAGAAAGCCTGTTTGACATCTGGGTCGAAAAGCTAGTTGCGCTGTGCATTGCCACAGGCAAGGAAGTCCCGAAGTTTATCACAGATAAGGCTGGTGAATGCTGGTGATGAAATTTCGTAAAGCGCAAAGCCGCAAGCGCAGACTAAAGCTGGCAATGGCAGCTGGCGTATCCAGAAACGATGCCAACAAGGTGCTGTGGATGGAGAAATCAATCAACCAGTGCTTTGAGCGTCACAATCGGGAAACCAGACTGAAAGAGAGTGGTCGCATTGGAAGAAAAGTATTGTGAGCGCTGCGGTGTCTTTCTTGGCCTTGTAAACCCATGCAAAAAGTATTGCGAAGAATGTAAAATCATTGTTCGCAGAGAACGGCAGGCCCTTATAAAGAAAGGAATCAAGGCTGAGCCGGAACCGGCTTTATGCGCTTGGTGCAAGAAGCCAATGGTTCGGAAGTTCTGGTCTCAGAAGTATCACCCTGAATGCGCAGCAGATGCAAACAAGGCTTTGATCAAAAAGTACAAAGCCAAAAAGCAAAAAGAGCTGAATGCGCTAAAAGCATCTGGCGAGTTCAAAATCACTTGGGATGTGCAGGAGCCAGAACGTGCGAGACCTCAAAAGCACGAGCCTCCAAAGTATACCGTGCGACAGATGAACGATGCCGCAAAACGATACGGCATGAGCTACGGCCATTACAGTACTTTACTTGCACAGGGAAAGGTGAAGGCCCCTGATGAACGGTAAATACTACGGCAAGCGGGAAATCCGCTGGCACAACCGGGAGAAAGACCGCTTGGAACACATACATAATAGAAAGGGTAAAGATGAAAGCACTTATAGAAATCGTCCTGATCTGGGGAATCGTCTTGGCACTGATTCTTGCAGCGTTCCTGCTGAACTTCTGGCTGGTGCATCATATCGAGCTTCTGGTCGGAGCTAAAATGACCTGGTACATTATCGGGATCAGCGCTCTGATGGCCACATGCTGGGTTTTCAGCACAGGTAAGAAAGCATGACGCTGGAAGATGCAATGAAAGCCAGGTACTTCAACATCAACGACCTTAGCCGTAGATCGGGAGTATCAAGGCCGACGATTTACAGCATCTTGGGCAAGCGAAAGAAGCAAAAAAGTTCCGTTCGGGTCGATACGCTTCTAAAAATCGCAAAGGCCTTGAATGCAAAGATTGCCATTAGTGAAAACAAGCCAAGCGGATTTGATATTGTCTTAAAAGAGGTGAAGAGAAATGAAAACTGTTAAAGGCACTGTATTGTGCTTTATAAGCATATCCATCGCCGTTGCAGCACTTGGATGTGGAAACGCCATCAACGGTGCTTCCAATAGCTGGGGGATGCTTGGATATGCGCTGCTGTCCGTCTCAATGCTTTTTACTGCTTTGATTCTCGCTATTATCGGCGTTAGCGCGGAGAATGAGCGTATTGAACGTGAAAACCGTAAGATTAAGCGAGTGGCCCACCACACCAACGAGTGGAGGGATGCTCAGTGAAATGCCCGATGTGCGGACAGGAAAGTGTTACGACCGTTGACACTAGAAACGAGGACGATTGCATTATTCGCAGAAAGCATTGCTTGAATAAAGAATGCGATTACCGGTGGTCTACCATTGAAATCGACACAAGCCAGTGGTACTCAGCTCTTCAAATCCAAGAGCACAGAAAACAGAGAGGACGGCCCAGAAAGAATGATTAGCGTGAACCTAGATAGATTCGGTGGCGTGACCGAGCCGGAGGACGGCGTGTATTTTATGACCAACGAGCAGATGGCAGAAGCAAAAGAAGATGACCGGCTGGCTGAGATTAAGGACTTGCAGTCTGAAATTGACGACAGGGAAGCGGAGTTGAAAGATCTCCGTGCACAGTTGGCAGAACTGATGGCTGGTTGATTTTTGCACAGCCAAGTTAAGCCAAAGTAAGAACAATGAAGCCTAATGAAGCCGAAGAAAGGAAAGAAAATGGGTAAATACAAGAAAGAAATTAAGCACTGCGAAAAGTGCAATAAGCCTTTTTCAGTGTTCCCGAACAGCACGGAAACTCTTTGCGCAAACTGCAAAAGGAACAACTTGGAGGAGACGCTTCGCAAGAACGGTTACGCACCGCAGCATACGCTTGTTAGAAGCCCTTATGACGGATTCAAGGAAGCGTTTGCTGTCGAAGATGCCGCAAGAAGGGCTTCGTGGGACGGGAACATAAGCATCGAAAAAACTTGCCGTGACTGCGGCAAACCTTTTGAAATTACCAAAGCAGAACGCTTTTTCTTTGAATCACATAACATGGCACTGCCCAAGCGTTGCCCGGCTTGCCGTAAAGCGAGAAAAGAAGCAAGGAAGGAGAACAACTGATGGACAACAGCAAAATCCATGAAGCTCTGATGGCTGTTCAGTCAGAGTTGAAAGCCCCGAAGTGGCAGATGAACAAGTTCTGTGGATACAAGTACCGCTCATGCGAGGACATTCTCGAAGCGGTCAAGCCCATCTTGAAAGCGCATAGCCTTGTGCTGCGGCTTTCCGACAAGCCTGTTATCGTGGACAGTTGGCATTATATCGAAGCCACTGCAATAGTTGAATCGCAGGATGGTGCCACCTACACGGTGACTGCATACGCTCGTGAGCCTGAGTTTAAGAAAGGCATGGACGATTCGCAGATTACCGGCACTGCAAGTAGTTACGCTAGAAAGTACGCTCTGAACGGTTTGTTCTGCATTGACGATACAAAAGACGCTGACACGGACGAGTATCAAAAACAGACCGCAAGCAGGGTAAACAAGCCTGCGCAAAAGCAAGCGGAAGCGGAAACCATCCCCCCATGCGCTTGCTGCGGAAAGCAGTTGCAGCCTATTCAGTACAACAACCGCACCGTCACTCCGCTGGAAACTGCAAGAAGCACAAAGAAACGATTTGGGCGCGTCCTGTGTTGGGACTGTGCTCAGAAACAGCCGAAGGAGGGCTAAATAATGCTCAACTCTATTGCAATTCAGGGTCGCCTGGTTCACACGCCAGAAGCTAAGGTCACGAAGTCCGGCAAGGATGTTTGCACGTTCAGCATTGCTTGCGACCGTCAGAGCTGCGGTCAGAAGGAAACCGACTTCTTCAACTGCACTGCATTTGGTAATACGGCACTGTTCGTTTCCAAGTGGTTCCAGAAGGGTAGCCTGATTCTGGTGACTGGTAGCATCCAGACCCGGAAGTATACCGACAAGCAGGGAAACAACCGCACCGCAACGGAAATCATGGCGAACAAGGTTGACTTCTGCGGTGGCAAATCGGACAGCAAGCCCGCTGATCGGGCGCAGGATGCACCACAGAACTGCTCTCAGGGCAACACGGACGACTTCTATGTGATTGACGACAGTTCTGATCTCCCTTTTAACTAACGGTTACGCTACCGGGACAAAAGGCGAACCGCCTACCTTATATAAGAGCTGTGCTATCTGGCTGGACGGGCGTTTGGAAAGATGAAACACTTGGGCGACATCACAAAGATTCACGGCGACAAGATAGATCCTGTGGACTGCATCACGTTTGGCAGTCCATGTCAGGGCTTGTCTATGGCGGGAAAAAGGCTTGGATTTGACGACAACCGTTCCGTGTTGTTTTTGGATGCCGCAAGAATCATTAAGGAAATGAGGACAGCCACCAATGGAATGTATCCAACTTTCGCTGTTTGGGAAAACGTACCCGGAGCATTCAGTTCCAATGGAGGAGAAGATTTCAGAGCCGTGCTGGAAGAGCTTGCCCGCGTGGAAGAAC